TCAAGGTATCTCACAGCATCCGCTTTCCCCCGAAAATTAAGCTGTTTCCAGTGCCTCTTGGCAGATAGTATCTGCAATGTCCCACAACTCGCTGTTGATACGGATACTTTCGGAGACGCTGTTAACTGGACGGGCTTTCCGCATAATGCCTTCGTTGTTCTTCTCAGTGAGACTCTTCACGAAAGCATTGCCTCGCACCACCGCTTCTTGAATGCGGTTGAACACAGTGAATGCATCCATGTAATCGTCTTCGTTACGCTGCACCTTCAATGCATCACGGACAGTGGCCTCTGTAGCATACACACCATTGGGCTGCTTGACCAGTGCCTCAGTGTTAAGCATGTTCCAACGGGTTTGAACACCAGCCCTTGCCATTGCTTGTGCTTGGGAGTAGAGCAGCTTAGTCTGACGCAGCTTCTCAATACGCTCCATCAATGTAGGCAATGCATCCACTGTGTTACGCAGCATATCTTCAAAGCCAGTGATGGCACGGACATTGTGGTAGATACGGGATTGGAACCCGTCACCGGCAACGATGCCATTCGAGCAGATGAACCGGAAACATCCAGCAAACAAACGCACACTGCTGCTGCCATCGTGGCTGTTGTACAGAATAATCTCAGGCCGCAAAGCACCAATTACTTCCTCAGTGTGGTAGGTTTTAGCGAAGCTCAGCATGTGTGATGAATGCTGTGTCTCACCCTTACGGTTTTTCTTCTGAGCAGCTTGCATAGGGAAGTAGCCATAGTCTGCCATGATGGGCAGCAATTCGCTGGTATTGAGAGAGGCATAACGATCTGTTAAGCGCTCTGCTTTGGTGTTGCTGAACACAGCAGGGGCTAGCTGCTGGATACGCTCAGTGGAGAGAGCAGTATTGTTTGCATTACGGGAGAAGATGAGATGCTTTTGCATACGAGAGTTCCTTAAAGGAGGGTTGAGAAATCGAAATAAAGAGGCATTAATTTACCACTTTCCACAGGGCTGTCAAGTCCCTGTAGAAAATGTCCTACTATTTAGCAGGGTCTTTCTTCATTAATGGATGCACCATAGCGAAGGCAGATATGTGGGCTATGTCACCGAACATGTCACGGCAGTAGCTGTATGCCCCGTCTATGTGGTCAAAGAAGAACACACGCTCACTGATGGGCAGTTTTATGTAGGTTTCTCTTGGTATCTTGTACAGGCTTTCCACGGGCAGCACATCGAAGTCTGCAATGTCTATTTCGCTAATCATTATTTCTCCTTCACGTTAAGTTGATTGTGATGGGCTATATCAAGTTTCAGTTCCTGCTGACCAGCGGCATAGCCCATATCGAAGTCAGTCTGTGCTATCCCCTGCTCACCGAAGCATACCTTAGACCCATTCCTGAAGCCACACATAAATCCATAGGTGTAGAAAGACATACGCTCTCCTGTTATGCAAATGTAAACGAAGCAATGATACGCTTACCTGCCTTGCTAGAAAACATATCCACTGTGCTGCCATCAACTACAGCAAGGGCATGCCCCCTAACAATAACAATGTGCCTACCCTTTGGGTTGTTAGCAAGGAATGTTTTTAGTGTCATGCTTTTGTCGCGGTGTGTCACTGAATGTCCCCTAGACATCTTCGCCATTCGCTTGCCATAGTAGGTGACATTGAAAGCACCAGCCTCCTTGTACACCTTATCCAGTGCATCCCACGGTGTTCCTCTGTTGTCCCTACGCCCTGCTCTACCGAGAGAGTAGAGAGCTAAGGGATAGGTGTAGACACCTACATTAGCAATTGCCCTCACTGCACAATCACGCTTTTGCTTGAGGCCGAAGTCATTAGCGACATAGCCTACATCTTTGGGTTTGATATACATACGTTTCCTTTCAGGAATGGTTGATTAAACTACTGCTTGATACCTTTGGTATGACCTGATCTTGCTTTTCCCGCTGGAGTTTTTCTCCACAAACTTGACACGAACATCACGCTCATTCAATGCTTGGCACAGCACAGGCAGGTCACAATCTTCTTCCAAGTACACGTTGTCCCGTAGCTGGTAGCTGTAATTGCTGATAGCCTGTGCCAAACCTAAGTTCTCCAGCACTTGTCGCTTCACCTTACCCCATGCATGCCCTGCATCGGAGTACACAATAATTGTAAATGTTTTCATACGCTTCCTTGAACAGGTGTTACCACCATGAATAATAAAACACAGCATAGTCAGCAACTAATGCATCTATTGCCAATTCGATAAACCTTTCGGTGTTATCAATATCATATTGATCTATCACATCATTGCCAAAAAAGAAACCAGCCTCAGGAGTAAGCTTGTTACTTCGTAAGTCATTCGCCATGTTCTCTATGTCCTGTGCATCAAGCCGAAGGTAGACACAATTGAATTCCCCTATGCCACCCTTCTTCTCATAGAGCTTACGCATCCAACCATGAAGATGATTAAACTTACGCCAGTAAGCCACTTTCAAAGGCTTCACACCGGCAGTGAATTCCTCCATAATTTGAACATCACCAACGTCTTTAGACGGGGTAACAAATGCATACATATCTAGTCCCATATCAATGTCCTTTCAGGAATCGTTTCACAAACTGCTAAACTGTCAATAAAATCAACAGCTTAGCTAAAAAATATCGTTTCACCAATCGTTTCACAGCGAAGCACTAATGAAGCCCTTGCCACCCTCTGCCAACAGTGCAGCCCACTTGGCACTATGCACCGGCTGCTCTGTGCTTCGCTGCACAAAGCTGGTGTACTTGTAGGGGTTGTAGGTGATGGCTGTGCCGAGCATCTTATAACGATCAGTCACAGCATAAGCGGTGAATTTATTTTCCATGTGTCCAATGACACCAGCATGGACATTCTTACGCTTCTCTGCCAGCACCCTGTTTCGCCCAGCTTGTGACACCTTGAACGTCACATCAGAGAGTAACACACTGTTAGTGTGACCAATAACCAGCCCCTTAAGCGGGCCTTCAAGAGCCTTAATGCTAAAGCATTTCTTGTGTAGGTTGAAATATACGAAGACTTTCATTTCAGTAGCCCCTCTGGTTTTTTCTCCAATTAAAAATTTGCGTGTGCTACGCGTTTCATCCAAACTGTGTTCTGCACATTCATGCCCGAGTAACCGCAGCTACCGTTACTGAAATGCGTAATCACAAACAAGAAAGCGCGGGGGGCACCACCGTGAATGGCAGGCGGTAGAACCGTGTACTTGAACTGGCCCATGGGCTCTTCTGCGATGCGTTTCATTTCAGTCCTTCAGGTAGTTCTACGTTATCACCCATCTTGGATGCAACGTAGCAGCGCATTGCTGCGATGAGTGGTGTAGGGCCGCTTCGGGCAGTACGAGTGCCATAAGGGCAAGCCAGCCACTGATTAGCTAGAGTCTCACGATTTATGCTAATCTTCTCCCGCTCAATAATCGGCCCACCGTGCGCCCAGTCGGTTGAGTAATCCCCATGGGGATAAAGGCAGAATTTGCCCTGCGCCTTGTCTACTGCCCAATTAAGGGCTAGGCCTGTTAGTTCATTTGTTTTCATTTTGTTTCCTTTAGGAATTGTACTGTGCATCCCATCCTTCCATGAATGGTGTCATAGTGCAGTCCACTACCGTTTCATCAGGCTCAAGGCCGAAGGCCGACACTAAAGCCCATCCCACTTTGATACCGTTTGCATCCCTGATAACTATGTTCGCTTCCTCCACCCCTTCGATATCATTAGTGATATCGTTGAAGCGGGTTGACTTAACGGTTGACCATTCCTCACCATCAAATACACTTACAGTGCATCCATTGTCGAGGGCATAATTGACCAAATTGATATACGCTTTTTGCATGATGTGTTTCCTTTCAGGAAGTGATTGTTTAACGAAGCGAAGCAGCTTCGCCGCTCAGTGCCACAGATACAATTGTATCCCTGTTGATGCAGCGATAACCCGCATTTTGCATGTCATACACCACAAGGTATTTGCTGTGATCAACCGTGGACAAACCACCTTTTAGGTGTTTCTTAACACCTAGTCGGCAATTCATTTTGCGAAGCTGTCCGTCTTTCTTTTTAAAGACGACAGTTACGAATTTGCCTTTGCTTTCAGCAATGAGGGCAGAGAAAGCAGCGGATATAATGGACATAAATTTCCTTTGTTGGATAGTTGCTTGGTAGATACCCTGTAGCCTAGTGCCACAAAGCATCTTAAAGCGTCCACTGTATAACACCGACCCCGATGCCACTGTAGACACATCCTGCACATATTATCACCATGATATGTCAGCATAGATAGCGGAATTCCCTCGCCGCTACTCAAGCCCAGCCAATTTCAGCTTCGCTGTCACCGAAGCATACTGATACCGGAATTAAATTTTTAAAGAACAGTCGGAATAAGCTTCGCTTCACAGCGGGGCTTAACCCTATAGAGAAGATCTGATAACCCTCTGGAAAGCCCCTTAGGGCTTGCCGCAAGATTCTCTTACGCTGCTACTGCAATCGGTATGACCTTCCGGTCAAACACAAAGCCACTGTAATCAAGCTTCGCTTTACCCTTGGCATACAGTGCCACAACGACACCCTTTTCCTCTAAGTGACGAATGTCACTGTTATCACCACCGATTACAGCCATGCCCCTATGCATCTTCGGAATCGAAGCAACGTCACGGAATACTGTCGCTATCCTCATGCCAAGGGCCACAGCTTTCTCAACATAAGGCTGAAAGCCTAGCACACCACTGTCACTGAAAGTTAAATCGTAATTCGCTGGAATAAATCTACGATTTACATCTTTGGTGTAGTCATAAAACTGCACATCAGGGAAAGCCTCAAATATGTTTACATATTCAGTGCCATCGGCATCAATAAAGCTTACAGCTTCCCAGCGGATATCACTAGTGCCATTCAATCGAATCAGCGGGGTTTTCCCTTGCTTAGTAGCCTTAGCTACTAGCTGACGGATATTCATTGCCAATTGCACCATGAAAGTATTTCGTTCAGTGAAAAACCACACTGTCTTATTGATTCGACCCTGTGCCACTGTTGACATTGCACCCCGTCCAGCGGTGAATAGGCATCCTTTGCTGCATTGGGCAATGACAGCCATACTGCAAGTATTCCACTTTGTGGTAGTTGCTGGAGCCAAGTACAAAATGCCGGTAAGAAAACCGAAGGTTTCACCCTTGACAGTTTTTGCATCAGCACCGATTGAAAGCAAAGCTTTAGACTTGAACATAACGTGTTTCCTTAAGGAAAGATTGTGGCAAAATTGCCGGAGAAGCGCTACTGTATCACACCGATAACAACCCTGTCAACTGTAGGGTTAAGCCTCCACAGCATTCAAGCTCAAACCTTTTAAAAGGTATTTTTGAACCTCGTGCCATGATGCCCACTGCACTTCATCTTCAGGCATTATTGCCTCAAGATTTAGATAGATGTTAGAGACAAATTTCCTGAATCCTGCAATTTCTTCAGGGGATGCTTTGAATGCAAGTTTAAGGTAACTCACAATTTCAGAATTCTTTTCGTGAAAGCTTTCAAGGACATCCCAAAGGTTGTCAAATGCTGCACCATTATCAGACAGCAACAATTCGAGGGCTTCAAAATTTGTAACGGTATTTCTCATTTTTTGTCTTTCTTTGTGTTAAGAGGGAAACTATTTCCCCTTCTCATCCTGATGAAGGGGATAGTTTCTCTTAACAAAGAAAGACAAAGATTCGCGGGTGATGCGCCCAGACCTTCTTAAACTAATACAATTCTAGATGCCATCTCTCTGTTCTGGCATAAGAATTGTTTTTATTAGTTTAAGAAGACCGCGCGAGGCTTTCCAATTGTCCACAGGTTTTCCACATTGACCATTTTGTGTGGTGAATAAGCTGTGGATAACTCTGTGTTGTTGCTATGAAACAACGGCATTTTTCAGGGCTTGGAAACACTGTGGATTTAAACAGCTTTTATACTGATCAGTCTATATTTTGTACTGGACGGTATAGATGCTGTACTGGTCAGTTTATATACCGACCCTTTAGTCTGTTTAGTGACTGCTCAGTCTGCTTAGTGACCGACGAGTCATTAACAAAAAGGTGATTCTGTATCAGTATTCATTCTTCTGTAAGTCATTGAATTCATTGAAGATTTTGAATTCAGGGTGATTCTTTGAATGCATTAAAATAACACCTGCCTCCACGCAGCCCTGATCGCGGCCTCGCGCTGCCGTGCGCCGCCGTGCCGCCGCTGACGGGGATGGGCGTGGGCCACCGGGGGGTATGGCGCTATATGTGTATAGCCACGCACACGGAAGGGGATTTTAACTTTCCCTCCTTACGATAGCGTATGTATATACTCATATATGTATACAAAGCCATACATCTTATACAATTTTATGTATATATCTAACACAAAACATGTTAGAAGCCGTAGAACCCGTTAGAATCTAATAGACACTATTCAAGCCACTATGCCCTTGGCTGTTGGATAAAGGGGCTGTAAAGACCCATTAAGGTGGCTTGCTGAGGATGTTGCAATGGAAAGCAATCTCGACTGTGTAATCAACAACTAAAGCTGTCTTCTTAGTTTCCGGACTATAGGAGAAGAAGGGACAATGTACACACAGATGTGTTATGCTATCATCGAGACTAAAAGAAAAAGAAGAAAAGAGTTGACAGATGCCATCATTGTGTGTAACACTCAAAGCTGTGGGGGGTAGGGGGGCTATGAAGTCTCTTAAGTTAATTAGAGCCTCTTAGAGTTCTATAGCGTTAAAGGAACTATTTTTAATATACAATGATAGCTATAGTATTTAAAGTAGATAGACTATTCTTTTATTCTTATTTCTCTTTGTTTTCTAAATTAGAGTTCTAATTATCTACTTAAGCAATTACAATGCCAACTATGCTGCCTAAAAGCTAAAAGCTAAAATTCCACATTATGAAACAAACTGAGAGTACAGCATCAACATTACTAAGAACTAAGAAAGAATTAGATGCTGAAGGATTGTTATACTCTCCACCCTATTCTGTTATGGCACAGATCTATATAGCTATGCATAACGACAGAATGGAAACAGTTCATATTCCTCACAGTGATGTTTACTTTGTTAGGACAGCGTTAGAAAAGCGCACAGGTTATTGGTTCCCTCTTGATGTTGTTGAACATGCGATGAAGCAAGAGGGATGGAATGATAGAAAAGGAGCTAGTAGATTTTCTATTAGCGAATAGCAAATGACAATTAAAAGAGGAACAGAAACATTTAGCGGGTATAATAAGCCTAGAGCTACCCCGCAGCATCCAACAAAGAGTCATGTTGTGTTAGCCAAAGAAGGTGATAAGGTTAAGCTTATTCGTTTTGGACAGCAGGGTGTTAAAGGTAGTCCTGATGGCTCAGCAAGAAACAAAGCCTTTAAAGACAGACACGCTAAGAACATTGCAATAGGTAAGATGTCAGCGGGTTACTGGGCTGATAAGGTTAAATGGTGATATAACTAGTTTAGTGGCTATACTAGCAACCAATCGTTGGTAGTATAGCTAGTTTAATATTAACAAGGAAACAGCAATGGCAACAGCAGCAGAGAAGATAGCAATGTATAGAGAGAAAGCTAAAGACACTAGCCTTCCCCAAGATGTACGCAATGTTTATTTAGACAAGGCTACAGCGCTTGAATACAAAGCATACGAAGAAACGAAGGCTGGCACTACCAAGTCTTCCACTCCCCCACAGCCAGCTAAAATGGCTTATGGTGGTGCAGTGAAGATGATGAATAAAGGTGGTTATGTTAATTGTGGAGCTTCGGTTCCTCCTGCTCAGAAAGGCAAGAAATAAAATGGCACTCACTAAGAGAATTACCGAAGGTAAAGAAATGTATGCTGGCAAGGCTGCGATGATGAAGCACGAGAAGAAAGAGCCAATGAAGAAAGAAATGAAAGAAGAGAAACAAGAGAAGATGATGATGGCTAAGGGCGGTGCTGCCAAGAAAGGTGCTAAGTCTCCTGCTCTGGCTATTGTTATTGGTATGGGCAAGCCTAAGGATAAGATGATGATGAACAAGGGCGGCATGGCTAAGGGCAAGAAGTGCTAGCATGGCTACGAAACTTACTAAGAAGCAAACTGCCAAAGTGGGCAAAGTGATGCGTGAGTTTAAAGGCAAAGATTTGCACAGTGGCAAAGGTGGCCCTGTAGTGAAGAGTCCTAAGCAAGCCATTGCCATTGCCCTGTCTGAAGCTTCTAAGCTGAAAAAGAAGTAAGCTATGCCGTTAGAGATAGCAACTAAGTTTAAGACAGAGGGGCAAAGCATCACCGCTACAGCAGCGGGAGCTAGCGCCCAAGTTTTATATACTTGCCCTAACAATTATTCATGCATTGTTAAGTTTTTAAATATCTCTGCTGGATTAACAGGCAATAAAAAAATATCTATTCAGCTTTATCACGATGAAACTGCTCAGTACGATTATTTGTTAAATACCCATGATATGACAGCACATTCTACTTTCAATGTGTTGAGTGGGAATACGTTCTCTCTGCACCAAAGGGATAAGATTGTTGCCTTTACAGACAAAGCAAATAACTTTGATATTGTTATATCAGTAGACGAATACTTCGATCCTGTGAGGAAGTAATATGGCAACGAAAGCAACCAAGAGTAGTGAAGCCACTCCGTATACAAAGCCTACCTTGAGAAAGAAGATATTGTCTCAGGTTAAGTCTGCTGCGGTTCAAGGCACAGCCGCTGGTGAATGGTCAGCTAGAAAAGCACAGCTTGTGGCTAAGAAATATAAAGCCGCTGGTGGTGGATACAAAACATGAAAGCCTCTCAGAAATCTTTAAAAGATTGGGGTGATCAGAAATGGACAACTAAATCTGGTAAGCCATCATCTAAAACAGGAGAGCGCTATCTACCGGAAGCAGCGATAAAGGCTTTAACTCCTGCTGAGTATGCTGCCACAACAAAGGCTAAGCGAGAAGGTAAAGCTAAGGGTAAACAATTTGTAGCACAGCCAAAAGTTGTTGCTTCTAAAACAGCGAGATACAGATAATGGCAAAAGAATTAGATGAGAGACAGAAGAAATTCCTAGAGATATTGTTTGAAGAGGCAGCAGGTAATCCCGTTGTTGCAAAGAGAATGGCTGGCTACTCCGAAGGCTATTCCACTAAAGAACTAATCAACTCCTTGAAGGAAGAGATTGCTGAAGCCACCACACTATACATTGCTATGAACGCGCCTCGTGCTGCTTGTGCTATAATCAGTGGCATTGACAGCCCTACTCAGTTGGGACTAAAAGAGAAGCTGAGTGCAGCTAAGGATATGCTTGATAGAGCCGGTCACGTTAAGACAGATAAGGTTCAAGTTGAAGCTACGAATGGTATTATGATTTTACCTGCCAAGGATAAAACTGAGGAAGACTAATGACTGAACGTACTGCTGGTAAGTGGATACTGCCACAGCCAGAAGGTAAGGAATATGTTTCAGTACCTCAGCTATCCAGAACAGTACCGTTCGGTTATAAGAAAGACGAAGAGAATAAAGGGTGGCTCCTTCCTATTCCGTTAGAACTAGATGCTCTTGAGGAAGCCAAGAAATATCTTAAGCAATATTCATACAGGCAAGTTGCTGCTTGGATTACAACAGCAACAGGAAGACAACTTTCTCATGCAGGACTCAAGAACAGAATAGAACATGAACAGTCGAACAGGAGAAAATCTTCAACTTACCGCCTCCTTGCCCAGCGGTACGAAGAAGCGCTTAGGAAGGCCGAAGAATACGAAAAAAGAATCGGAACCGAAGGAAGCTACTTCGAGTCCAATCATTTTAGAGACATCTCTTCCAGCTTCAGAACCAGCGATATCTAATATCGTTGTCCCTACTTCCACACAGAATGTAATCTTCAAGCCCAATGCTGGGCCTCAGACATTCTTCCTGTCTGCTTCTGAAAGAGAAGTGCTATATGGTGGAGCCGCCGGTGGAGGCAAGAGTTATGCCATGTTGGCAGACCCTCTTCGCTACCTATCCCACCCACAATTCTCTGGATTGCTGCTACGCCACACAACAGAAGAGCTTCGTGAGCTTATCTGGAAAAGCCAAGAGATATATCCCAAGATTTATCCCAATATTAAGTGGAGTGAGAGGAAGATGCAGTGGGTAGCACCCTCTGGAGCTAGACTTTGGATGTCTTACCTAGACAGAGACGAAGATGTGTTGCGATATCAGGGACTAGCCTTTAGCTGGATAGGCTTTGATGAGCTTACACAGTGGCATACCCCCTTTGCTTGGAATTATATGCGCTCACGGCTGCGTACTCCAGCACCAGATCTCCCTATTTACATGAGAGCCACCACAAATCCGGGTGGCCCCGGTCATTCTTGGGTTAAAAAGATGTTTATTGACCCAGCACCAGCAGGAAAACCCTTCTGGGCTACAGATATTGACACTGCAACCGTACTAAGCTACCCAAAAGGACACACTAAAGAGGGTCAACCCCTGTTTAAACGCCGTTTTGTGCCTGCTATGCTGTCTGATAACCCGTATTTGGCTGAGACAGGCGACTATGAGACGATGTTGTTGTCCCTTCCTGAGCATCAACGCAAGCAATTACTAGAAGGAAACTGGGATATTGCGGAGGGAGCGGCCTTTTCTGAGTTTAATAGGGCCATACATGTGGTAGAACCCTTTGACATCCCCAATAATTGGGTAAAGTTTAGATCATGTGACTACGGATACGGTAGTCATAGTGCTGTTGTTTGGTTTGCTGTTACTCCAAGTGAGCAACTTATCATCTATCGTGAACTATATGTATCAAAGGTGCTGGCAAAAGACTTGGCCCACATGGTATTAAAGGCAGAACAGAACGATGGCACTATGAGATATGGAGTATTGGATAGTAGCTGTTGGCATAAGCGTGGAGATACTGGCCCTTCCCTAGCAGAACAGATGATTATGGAGGGATGCCGCTGGCGACCTTCAGATAGAAGTGCGGGTAGTAGGGTGGCTGGTAAGAATGAGATGCACAGAAGGTTGCAGATTGACCCATTTACAGAAATGCCAAGAATGGTTATAACTAGTAACTGCGTAAATACAATAGCTCAGCTTCCTATTATTCCTTTGGATAAAAAGAATCCTGAGGATATAGACACAAAGACGGAAGATCACTTATATGATGCAATTCGCTATGGCATTATGAGCCGTCCTAGAAGTAGTTTGTTTGATTATAATCCAGCAAATAGTAAACAGTATGGGATGAAAGTAGCTGACCCAGTTTTTGGTTATTGATATTAAGGAATAATATGGTAGAAAAGCAGCAAGAGCTAGGAGATAAAACTTTAGCCCTAGACGATATTAAATCTGTAGACGATGCAGAAGTTGCTGGTAGCGGAATTATTGCTTATGTGCAAGAACGCTTTACTAGGTCTGAGACAAGCAGAAGGCAAGACGAAGCAAGATGGCTTCGTGCTTATCGAAACTATCGCGGCATCTACGGAACTGATGTTCAGTTTACAGAACATGAGAAGTCTCGTGTGTTCATTAAAGTAACCAAGACTAAAACTCTAGCTGCTTACGGTCAGATCATTGAGGTATTATTTTCCAATAACAAGTTTCCTCTAAGTGTAGACCCAACTGTTCTCCCTGACGGTGTAGTTGAGAGCGTACATTTTGACCCCAATGACAAGACACCTCCTGTTGAGAAAAAGAAAACAGAGATTCCTTTTGGAGAAGAGGGAAGCAAATCAATTCCAAGCGGCTTCACTCTAGACAATCTAGAGGACATGCTTGGGTCTATGAAGGATGAACTCAAAGACATCCCTAATCTAAAAGAAGGGCCGGGGGTTACTCCATCATCTGTTACCTTCAGCCCCTCTATGGTGGCGGCTAAGAAGATGGAAAAGAAAATCCATGATCAGCTAGATGAGACAGGAGCTTCCAAGCATCTACGTTCTACTGCCTTTGAAATGGCGCTGTTCGGCACTGGCGTTATGAAAGGCCCGTTCGCTGTTAACAAAGAATATGCTAGCTGGGATGATGAAGGTAAATATAAGCCGACAATTAAAACTGTACCAGAAGCATCCCATGTTTCTCTTTGGAATTTCTATTGGGATTCAGACGCTAACAACACAGGAGACTGTCAGTATGTTATTGAGCGACACAAGATGTCGCGTACCCAACTAAGGGCGCTGAAAAGAAGACCACATTTTAGGTCTAATATAATTGACCAAATCATTGAAGACGGTGAAAGCTACGTTAAGAAGTATTGGGAAGATGATCTAAAAGACTATGCTCCCACCTTTGGTGTTGAGCGCTTTGAGGTTTTGGAATATTGGGGCAATGTAGATATTGATTTGTTGGAAGAGAATGACGTAGTTATTCCTGAAGAAATGAAAGAGGCTGGAGAACTACAGGCTAATATCTGGTACTGCAACGGTAAAATTCTACGCCTTGTTCTAAACCCTTTCAAGCCAGCGCGTATTCCTTACTACGCTGTCCCTTATGAACTCAACCCCTACTCCTTAGCCGGTGTTGGTATTGGTGAAAACATGGACGATACACAAACGCTGATGAACGGCTTCATGCGAATGGCTGTTGATAATGCTGTACTGTCTGGTAATCTTATCTTTGAAATTGACGAAAC